ATACAGCCCAGCGCGATACCCAATAACTCGTATATGCCTTTAGGCTTTAGCTTTTTTTTTCTTCCCCCTCGGCATTTTTTACGTCTTTCGCATCGGTATTTTGTATGGAGGCCGCCCAGGCGCTCATATCATCGGGGTTAAGTGCATCTGCAAAATCCATCAATGACATACTAAAAGGGACACCATCGGCCGCTGAGGCTGACGCAACACAGCAATACAGATACACACACAGATCAGTAAAACTGTCCTGTTTAATCTCTGTAATCTCTTTGCCAGTTTCTTTTTTAAAACGTAGCATAGCCCCCATCGTCGGGCGGCAGGGATATGCTACATTATTAATCGTTACTTCTATTTTAGCCATACTCTTAAGCTTCTACAGTTTCTGTAATAGCTGCTTCGTCAAGCGTAGTAGGTTCGCCGTCGTTTTCCAAACTAATACTGTATGTACTATCGTCCTGCGCTGGATCTGTACGCTCCAGTGACGTAATAACACACTTACCAGCCAGGTAAGGCGTAAGGCTGTCACGTTCCATACATTTAACCTCTACAGACTGGCCAGCTTTCCAGGCAGCCAATAACGATTTATAACCGTATTCGGTTTCGTTGTAAAATACCAATCCCTCGGCACTGATAGAATACGATAGGCCTACTACGCCTTTCTTTTTCCATAGTCCGCTGCTCAGTGTTGCCGTTGCAACGGGTTTAACGGCACGTTCTTTGGTTTCGCTGTTAAATGAGGTGGTATGGCTGGTACAACTACCGATCGCCTTGTTACCGATATACAATAGCATATCGCTACCGTTACAATACCCATTCTTTGTTGTTGACATATTCTTTATATTTTAACCGTGAATACTAATTGCTGCACGTAGGCGTCATCCTGCCATGCTTCCTCGCTATCCGACAAATAGCAGCTGCGCATTACTAGGCCGTCTACTTCGGCCTGCTTACCATCCAGTGCGTCGCGTACCGCTTCGGCCAGCTCTACACCCTCTGTGTAATGTTGAGTATAACAAAGTACCTCTATGCCTACAGTATCAGCCCCTCGCTGTCCTTTTACTTGCGCTTGTTCCAGCTGCGTACGTCGATATACGATATACGGCAGTTCGGCGCTGTCCTCTACTACTGGATAAACTTTACCAGTACGTGCGGACACTTCGGGATCTTCTACTAAAACCGCGCGTATAATTTCGCCCGCGCTTAGGCTCGATCTACTTACAGCCATACTTTTCTGCTACTTTTTGGATATTATCTACTACCATTGTATGTATATCGGCAGTTACGGTGCCACGTACGCTATTTAACGTTTGTTCCATAAATCCGTATCTTTTCATACGTCCTGTAATGTGCGAAGCACGTAACCTGGACGCACGCCTGCGGCTGCCTTGCTTTGATTTAGTTCGACGTTCTTTGGTTCCTGCTTCGGCCCATATTAATATCGGCTTACGTAGTCCCTGGCGGTTGGTATGAAATCCAGCCTCACCGTTTCCGTTTTTACTAGCCTTTTTTGTTCCGATCGTAACCCGAAAGCCAGCAGCGCGTTTAAATACTAAAGCGCGCACGCCTTTTTCCAGATCTTTATCCGTACGGATCCCCGTACTGCGCAGATTATTAACCGCTGTTTTTCGTACCTGGTTAGCTTCCCTGCGAAAGCTACCCTTTAACGCTTGCAGTCTACGTTTAGGTTCCATCTCAGCGAATAACCGCTGCAAATTCGTATCGTCGTAACTAACATTAGCCATACTGGTAGCTATTCGTTAACGCGTTCACATACCAGGGTTTTATATCCGCGATCCAAATTAGGTAGAATAGCTACTACCGTATACATATACCCGCCTAGCTGCCGTACTCGCCAGTTCTCGGCGATCGGGTGTGCGTCTCGGATATTGTACTGTGTACTATAGTCTGGAAAGTGTTCGCCTACTTCTTCGCTGCGGTTGCCAGTAATATTAACACGCTCCGCCCAAACGGTGCGCGTCTCTACGTACTGCGTCCTTTCTGATCCCATACGGTCTGTAGTCCGTTGAGGTTCCAGCAGCGTTAGTTTGTATTTAAGCGCTCCAGATCTCATTATTCGCTATCTACTAATTTGCGATACGGTTTAATTAGGGCTTGCAGTGTGTACGGCACTTCTGACATTTGTACGCCGCTTACAGCTTCGCGCTGGTTATACCAGTGCCCAGCGATCATTAATACCGCCTGCTGTAATGTAACGGGTAACTTGCCGTCTGTCAGCAGTTCGTCGCTTGTACGATTAGTAGCGTTGCATACGTACGTCTCGGCCGCCTCTAAAAGGTGCTCTAAATACGTGTCGTCGTCACTAAAATCGTCAGCCCTTACATGCTGCTTTAAAAGTGCTATATCTACTGAAGCCATAATTAAACTGCGTCTATATCTTTACCTCTGTGCTTACTCAAATTACCCATTAGCTACACTGGCCTGCGCAAGCAAAAATGCTTCTGGGCGCAAAGTCTTAGTGGCGTAATCCGCATTCAAAACAAAGTCTACAGCGTCTTTACGTGCCTGGCTGTATGGATCTACGATGAAACGCAGGCTGTTAAACAAGCCCATAGGCTGGTATCCCCAGTCTCCCAAACCGATAAACTCCGTAACTGTCTTAATTTCTGCCACGTTATTGCTAACGGCGCTAAGTGCAGCAAGTGCGTCAGCTTCCCCGTTAGGTGTAACAACAATGCTGAAATGAATACCTGCTGCTGTAGCTGGTTTTTCACAGGTGGCCCAGGTAGTAGTATCGCCAGAAACAGTGGCTTTCTTGTAGGTTACCACAGTTCTACGCATAACGTTGCTGGTATAAATAGGCAAACCGCACAGCTTACCGTCTTGTACCATCGGTACATGAATACCGCTGCTGTTGATTGGTGTACCCTCTAATACAGCCTGCATACTCTTTGTCATTACCCAGCACAAGTGGTTACCCTCAATACCAGTTTCCAAAACCTTAGCCTTAAGCTTAACATTAAGGTCAGCAAAAGCAGGGGTTTCTTTGATACTGATAAGATCAGCATAGCGTTGATCCTCTGTGGTAGGATTATCCCCACCCTTAGCAAGAATGTGCGCGAATGGCCCAATAAGGTTACTCGCTCCAGTAGCTTTGGTCAAACCAAATACAATCTTGTTAAGCAACTGCGCTACAGCTTGCGGCATGATTTGTTTAACCAAAGTTTCAATCAATCCAGCAGACTGATTAATAGCCTGATTGGTTACAGGGATCGCGATACCCACACGTTCGGGGCTTGCAGTTAATTTAGACAGCTCTATTTTGCTATCTGAAAGCGCTACGCCCTCGCCTGCGATAGTGGCTTCCGCCATATCGTAGATCGGCCAAACAAAATCTCCTGCCAGGCCTGTAGGCATAGGCAAGCCGACTTTATCAAGAATAAAGCCCTCAATAAGTGGCTTAATGAAATCCTGCACGTTAAGCGGAATAATACCACCGCTGGTAGCATCGGATACCATAAGGCCCGCAAATTCACCCTCGCGTACCAGGGTAATTTCAGTTTTACGTCCATTGGACACATTTTCCCTAATAAGCTTTTCTGCGTCCATCTGGGCGTTAGGGTTTTCGCGCAAATAATCTACGGTTGCAGTTTGCATGCGCATAGCAAGCAGCTGGTTTTCACGCGCAAGGGCTTCATACTCTTTAGTCTCAGCCTCTGTGCGTTCGCGCTGCTCCTGTTCGCAAGCGTCTGCGATCGCATTAATACGCTCGCAGTTCGTCTGATACTTGTTTACAAGTTCACGGACATTGACGTCTTTCTTTTTCATTCCAAAAAAGTTTTAACAGTTAAACATTGGTTTATAATAATCGCGAAGCAGCGCAGCGCATCTCGCGCACTTGCTCGCTCATTTTATTTTCTTTCTTATTTACCTCTGGAGCGCGCAGTTCCTTAACCAGTTCGCGAGCCTCGGCCTCGCAGTTAGTATCCTGGTAAACAGGATCAGCTGCCAGGGTAAAGTCGTAGATACCTGTAATTACGTTAACGGTATAGGTAACTATCGTTTTACCGTTTACCCTTTGTACGTCACGTGATACATAGGCGCTGTCGTAATAATGTGTAGTAAACATAAAACTACAGCCTGAAATATCACCACGGCGTACAAGCTCCAGGGCTTTGTCACCATCGGAAGTATTAGGCGCGTCAAATTCGAAGTATACACCTTTGCTGTCTACTCCATATTTCAGCGTGCCATTGCCATTCCTTGATCGTGCTAATATCAGCTGCCGATCGTGAAACATGGTCATTTTAATATCGCAGCCGTCTAATAGCTCTTTTGTTACAGCCGTTTGTGCAATCACTTCGCGCGCTTCCT